CAACGACCCCCCGAATCTTTTCAGCGCCCGGCAGCTCGCCGAGTACCTCGGCACGTCGGTCTCGACCCTGCACCGCTGGCGCACCAACCACACCGGGCCCAAGTGGACACGCGCGGGCGGGCGGATCCGCTACACCGCCGCCGACGTCGACAGGTGGCTCGCCTCCCACGCCCGGGGCGGGCCCACCTCACCCGCGAGCCCGGATCAGCAGCGGTCGCCGTGGGCGCGACCGACCGCCTCGTCGCCGTGGGCGCGCCCGGTCGCCGGGATGACATGGAACGATTTCGGCGACATTCCGCCCCTCGACCCCGACAACGACCCCGACAACGACCGCTAGGAGCTGCTGCCGTGACCGCCCGCAAACCTCGCCCGCTGATCGCGGTGCCAAACCCGCCCGACCGCCCCGCCGACCTCGACACCCTTGCCGACCTCGCCGCCGGGCTGACCAACGGCGCCCTGACGTGCCGTGAGCACCGCCGCCACGACTGGCGCCCGGCGGCGGTCAACCGTGCCGGGCGCGGGTTCTACCGGCTTGAGCGCTGCTCGGACTGCGCCTCGGAGCGCTGGCAGGATCTCGACTATCGGGGGCTCGTCGTCGCCTCGGGCGTCAAGTACTCCGACGGCTACCTCAACCCGCCGGGCACGGGTCGGGTCGACGCCGTCGGGCAAGGGGTGTATCGCGTCGAGCTGCTGACCCGTCTGATCGCCGGGGTGACCGAGCACCCGGCGCCCGTCAAGCGTCGCAAAGGGGGTGCGGCGTGAGCCCGGCGCGACGGCTGCTCGTGTTCGAGCCCGGCAGCCGCTTCCATACCGTCGACGTCGACGGGCACGCGCGGTTGTGGCAGGTGACCCCTGACGGTTTCCTTGTCATCGTCGCCCTCGCCCCGCTCGTGCTGCCCGACCCGCCCGAGCAGCCGGTCGAGGGGGTGCCCCGTGGGAAGTGAGCCCCGGATCCCGTTTCGAATCGCCGACGTGCCTCCCGTGTTGGGCGAGTATCGGCTAAACAGGGTGGCGCCGTACCGACGGGACATGTACCGAATCGAAGTCACATGGATGGATGAGGGCGGAATGGAACACGGGATGAAAGGTTGGGCGATCGACCGGGCAGGGGCAGAGGCGCTCGTCGAAGACGCGCTAGACGTCATCGAGGAGCTGCAGCGCATCATCGACGTAGCCGACGACGTCGCCCGAGCCGCTTATGAGGGCCAGCAGTGACCCCCGAGCTGCCGCTGACCCCGTTGTGTCCGTTGTGCTCGACTCCGCCGGTCATTGTGCTCGACGGCGGGCGTCAGTCGTTCTGCGGCAGCGAGGGGTGCCCGACGTTGGCGTGGGATCAGTACGTCGCCCTCGACGAGCTGCTCGCGAACGCTCACCCTGCGGTCGTCATCACCGACGAGGGGGTCGGTCGTGGGGAGTGAGCTGGTCATCGTCCGTTGGTGCGACCGCTGCTCGGGCAAGGGCGACGACGTCGCCGAGCACCGGGTGCGGGTCGACGACCTCGACCGGGTCATCGACTTGTGCCCGGGGTGCTTCGACGAGGTGCTCGTCGCTGTCGAGAAAGCGCTCGGCGACCTCGCCGACCTCGGGCAGCCTGCCGACAGGGTGACCGGGCCCGCTATGCGTCCGACCCCGTCGGGGCGCGCTCACCCGGGAAAAAGTGATATCGATGTTCGCTGCAAGCTCTGTGACTACGTCGCGAGCACGCCTAACGCGCTCTGGCAGCACGCCGACAGACTGCACGGCATGAAACGCGCCGAGTACCGCACCGCCGCCACCCGACCCGCATCGGCGCTCGGACGGGGCGCCGCCGCTTAGAACCCGGGCAGCCCGACCTCCGTCGGGGGCGCGATTGGGTCGGGCTGCCCTTACCCTCAATCATGCGGCGCGACCGTGACGATGACCGTCAGCACGCGACACGCATCGTTGCGGCAAACCCCGTGAACCGTGCGGGCGCCGTCGAGCCCGGCGTTGCCTTTGCCCCGCGTGACCGACCCCGACACCCGCCAGCGCTTCCCGCATGCCGGGCACCGCAGCCGCTTGAGCTTTACGGCAGCCCCGACATTCTCCATAGCGGGTATGACCGTTTCGCCGGATCCGTCGACCCCTCGCGTTTCCCGAGCAGCACCGCCCCGGGCGCCCCGGTGAACGTCACCCCCTCGGGCTCATCCGAGGTCGTCGAGATCGCCATAGCGGTAACGTCGAGCTCGAGCAGCCGTGCGCCGGACCAGTCGAACACCTCGAATACGTGCAGCATGCTGCCGTGCGGGGGGTTGTCGTTGGTCGAGCCCGAGAACCGGTAGATACGGGTGTCGCTGACCGCCCATGACTGTTGCGCCCTCTTGGTCTGCTTGCTGATCGTCACCGACTTGACCGGGTTGCTGCGGTTGGTTCCGTCGGTGAAGTCGGCGCGGTCGAACAGGTAGAACGTTTCTTTGCTGTCGGTCGCGTCGCGGAACCCGACCCACGGCTCGAAGCTGCCGACGGGGCGGCAGCCTTTGTAGTCCATCTTCTCGCCCGACGACCGGCTGACCTTAATGCCCGACTGCCACGTATAGCGGTACGCGGGGTTCTCGCCGCACCACACATACAGCTGACCCGCCGTCGAGCGGTACGCGTGGAATGTCTGACCGTGCCCTGCGTCGTTGACCTGAAACCAAGCGTCAGCGTAGTGACCGTCGGCTCGGGCGAGGTAGAACCGAATATCGCCCTTGTTCTCATAGTCTTGCGCGAGCACGTAACACTCGCCCCATGACCCGTTCTCGTTGCTGACCGGGGCGACCCTGACGACAGCTTGGGCATAGGACACGTAGCGGTTCGGGTCGGGTGACGGGTCGTCGAGGATCACCGCCGGGCTGCTCGACCAGTCGGGCGGGCCCTCGTCGGTGACCGGCTGCAGGTAGTCGGTTGAGTACCAGACCCCCCCGCCGCCCGGACCGGGGTCGGGTGGTTCGGCGCCGCCCCCGGCCCAAGATCGGAGGGCGGCGGCGTCGGTAAACCGTCCGTGGTTCTGGTCGATCGGCTTGTCGGTGTACTGCCAGAACAGCCATTCGGCCTGTATGCCGGGGTCGTCGCCGCCGTTGTAGTTGGCGATCCATAGAAAGTCGCCCGCAAAGCTGCTCGTGTCGTGGTTAACCCACCAGTCACGGTTGCAGTACAGCCCGACCCGGTGCTTGCCGCCGAGGCGGTCCTGCACGGCACGGATCCACTGGTCTTTCTGTGCGGTGCTCGGGTTGCTGCTGTCCTCCCAATCGCATGCGATGAGGTCGCCGGGCAGCAGATCGGCCCGGTCGAGAAAGTAGTCGACCTGGTCGCCGACGTCGCCGTCGTTGAGCCAGTGATAATGTCCGACGACGATCCCGGCAGCGCGCGCCTCGTAGAGCTGCTCGGCGTACTCGGGATTGGTGTAGCTGCGCCCCTCGGTCGCCTTGACAAACACGAACTCGTCGTCGGGCTCGGGGGTCCATCCGGGTTGGTGCGAGCTGACGTCGACGCCGTGCAGGTAGCTCATTCGGCTGCCCATCCATCCTGTAGGGCGGTCACCACGAACGTGTCGCCGTGCGGTCGAGTCTTGACAACCGCCCCGGTCGACGAGGGCGCGTCGCGCCCGTTGAGGGCCCCGTCGGCGGTCACCCTGACCAGGTCGCCGACTTTCACCCCGTTCGGGTTGTCGGGAGTGTCGGGGGCGGGTTGGTAGGCCAGCACGGGCGCCGGGTCGTCGTGCGTGCTGCAGCTCCATTGCCCTTTCGTGTCAGCGTGATATTCGAGGTGCAGGTGCGGGCCCGACACGTTGCCCTCGGCGCCGACGTCGCCGAGGTAGTCACCCGCCTCGACGTAGCTCCCATCCTTGGGGCGCGAGGTCATATGGGCAAAAAACACCTCGCCGTCGGCGAACGGCTGACCGGGATCCGGCGAGATCGCGAATTGGTGCGAGCCGAACGCCGAGCCGTAGGAGCGGTGCCGAATCTGCCCGGGGATCGGGGCATAGACGTTCGTGCCCGACGCGGCAGCAAAGTCGACCCCCGTATGCATGCCGCCGTCGCTGTTCTCGTTGCATGACCAGTAAGGCCCCCTCTTGCCGTACGGGGTCGACACCGGGCACCCGGGGATCGGGTCACTCATGGCGGGCCCGATCCCTCAGCGACCGCCCCGCGAGGTAGCCGACGACGGCACCGGTCAGCAGCGTAATCGTCGTGATGATCGAGCTGACCGCGGCCTCGAGCTGTGCGTCGGGGCGGGTGACCTCGATCGTCCCGACAAAGATCACGACGGCGAGCAGCAGCAGCCCGACGGTCGCCGCGAGGATCAGGATCACGAGCTCGGCGGTTGTGCGGTCGCGGACCGGGCTCACGGGGTGCCGATCGCCTGCACCGCGCCGAGGATCATCGCGTCGCTGATCACTGACGGGTCGTTGCCGGGGCGCTGCACGGGCGGGTCAGCGGCGAGTGCGGAGGCGTACGCGTCGCCGAACCCGGGCTGCGCAGCCATATCCCACGAGTGCGCCGCCTGCCAGCTCGGCGGGTCGGTCGAGTCGTCAGCGAGGGTCTCGGACGCGTAGCACGCGGTCGTGCGGAGGGCAAAGTCGTTGTCGGCGGCGAGTGCTGCGACGTCGGAGTATCCCATGATCATTTCTCCTAGCGTTGAATGTCGGTAATCGGGTTGCCGCAGACACCGCATTGAACGTGCGCGATCTGCACCACGACGTCGTTGTCGTCGCGATAGGTGAGCTCGATCTCGATCGGCTGCTCGGCGTTACCGCAACCCTCGGTATGGCATGTAACGGTGCTCATCACTCCCCCTCCACTGCGATCCAGTCGACGAGCACGGTTGCGGTCGACGCGGTCGCGTCGACGTGTCGGACCCCGACCGTGAACCCGGTGACGGACGGTTGGGTAGAGGCGTACGCCATCCACACCGACGACCCGATGACCATCGCCGACACGCGCGGGGTGGTGCCCGCAGCGAACAGCCCCGACGGAAAGGTGACGGCAAGGGTTCCGGCGACCGCAGCAGACACCGACACCGACACCCGGCCTCGGGCGATCAGCCCGGCGCCCTTCTCGCTGCCGATCCCCACCCACGGCGCCCACGACGACGCCGTGCCCGAACGAAACCAAACCCGCGAGGCGCCGGTAAATGCGGTGCTGCACCATTGGGTCGCAATGTTTTTCGCGCTACTGGTCACGACGAAACACTGGTCGCCGGGCGGCCAGTTTGCCCCGGCAGCAGCGGGCACATACATGCATGAGGTACCCGCCGGGTAAACCGTAATCGAGGCGGTGACCGCCGGGGGCGAGGCGATATAGCGCGATTCTGAGATCGCCTCGGCAAGCTCGCGCATGTCGATCGGCACGTTCGCCGCGTCGGTCAGCTCGGGGTACGGGTAGAGGGTTGTTGCGGTCGTGCCCATCGGTCAGCATCCTTTCATGGCGTGATCGTCGCCAGCATGTTGTTGAACAGGAACAGCAGAATGACGGCACCGACGACCGGCGGGTTGCCGTAGAACACGACCCCGTCGACCGGGGCGCCGCCGTCGCCGGGGTCGACCGTGCACGTGCCGTCGGCGGTTTCGACCGACACGACGGTGCCCGTATACATGCGCACGGCGTGCGGGTCGGGGGCATACAGCTCGGTCAGCGGGTCACTCATGAGGCTGACCAGGTCGCGAACTGCACGGCGATCGAGTTGACCCGCACCTGCTCCTTGGCTTTCATGCCCGAGGTTTCGATGCGCACCCCGAAATTCGTCGAGCCCGTCGTGATCCTGGTCGTTGTGTCGACGGCGACCGTCACTGTCTTGCCGGTCCCGTAGGCACTCCACGCGCCCCAGATCACCCCTTGGGTCAAGGTGTCGACCCCGACCCGGGCCTTGATCGCCCCGTGCGGTGCGGTCAGGCTCGCCGACGCCTTATAGCGGCGTTGCGCCGCTGACCCGGTCCATCCCCGGTCGGTCCACAGGGTGATGTTCCCGCTGCTGCTGGTCAGCAGCAGCGTCGCCCCGCCCTTGCTGGTCGATGCGCCCGACCAGTGCCAGCCCCGCCACTTGCGGTTCACGTTGTTGTGTTTCCCGGTGCCGTCGCCCTTGCCGTCGGTCTGGTCGACGGCTTTCGCGTTCGGGTTGAAGTCGACCCATTCGAGCCCCGAGTCGTCGTAGGTTGTCTCGTCGGTGCCCTTGTAGTAGCGGGGTTTCCAACCGGCGTCGATCAGCTTTGTCAGCCGCAGCGACAGCCGCCACGCCCCGCCCCCGGCGTGCAGCGGGATCGTCGCCCCGACAAGGGTGCACCCCTGCCCGGGATCGTTTTTGTCGAGCCGCAGCAGCACCCGGTCACCCTGCTCGATCCCATAGATCGGCGAGGTCGACACGCTGATATCGCGCGACAGGAACATCGACCGCCCGATCGCCTCATAGGACTGCTTCTCAGCTTCGAGGTCGGCGTTCGCACTGGTCATGCCCTCGGGAATGTCGATGTTGATCGCGTCGCGGGTGACGTAGCCGAACGGGCCCGCCACCCGGATTTCCTCGCCGACGTCGTTGTATTGCGCGATGTACCGCCGCTGCTGCGTGACCTGCCGCCCGAACCCGCCCGCCCCGGTCCACGTATAGGTGGCGAGCACCTCGTTAAACAGATCCTCGCGGTCGACCGCATCGGAGAACTCGGCGTAAACGAGGTTGGTCCCGGCAGCAACAATGACCGTCCCGAGCTCGCCGCCGCCGGGGTTGATCAGCCGCAGCAACCCGAGGTTGGTCGCCCTCGGGCACACCAGCCGCCACCCGGCAGCCAGACTCGACCCGAGCTCGGCGAGCGCCCCCATCCGATCTTCGTCGAACTGCACCCCCGTGCCGCCGTAGGCCCGGTCGGCGACGAGGGCGAGGTTCACAAAGTTCGCCCCGGTCCACCACGGGATGATGTTGCCCGAGAACACGTCGGCGACCATGGTGTTCATGCGGGCTTGGAACTTGTCGGTTTTCTTGACTCGACCCATGGCGAGTGTGACGAGACGCCGGTCGGCGATCTGCGCCGACGCGTCGCTGCACGTGAACCGGACCGACCCGGTCAGCTCGTCGACGTCGAGGCTGTCGACCCGATACACGCCCCACGACACCGTATAGGTGCTGTCGGGCTGCCCGGGGCGGGTGATCACCTGTTCGGCTTTGACCCATGACCCGAGCGGACACAACGGCATATGCGCCCAATCGACGACCTCGGTATCCCACGATTCGGTAATGATCTGACCGTCGGTCGTATCGAGCAGCACGGTCGCGTCGAGGGTGCGGGAAGGGAACTCGCCGGGCTCGGCGAATGTCACGGTTGCTTCGACGACCTGCATCTCGATCCATGCCCCGCCGACGGGCATGCGGGTGTAGAGGCGGGGCTTGACCGCGTGCCCTTGTGACTGTATGGCGAGCAGCCCGCTCGGTAGCGTGATCATGAGGTGCGGGTCGCGATCGTGAGATAGGTCTCGGGCGCCCAATCCTGATAGATCGCATCCTGCGGGATTGTCTGCGCGAACGCGTACGTCACCTCGGGCACGGGGTAGACGCCGAGGGCTGACGGGTTGTCAACCTCGACGTAGTCGAGCTGCAGCGCCCACGTTGCACCGCCGCCAACCCGGGTGTAGGTCGCGTCGGCGACCGCCATATAGCACGGGTTGAACCCGAGGTTGTTGCACATCGACAGCAGCAGCGGGCGCCCCGAGCTGATCAGCCGGTCCATCCGGTCGCGGGGGGTGTCGTTGTTCCAAACCCCTGTCACGGGTGTGTTCTGCACGGCCAGGGTCACGGTCCCCTGCCGTGAGGTGCGGGAGTCCCACACAACAACGGGGTTGGGCTTCCCGGCGATATCGTAGACAGCCTGCCGGGCGACCCGGCGCTCGTCGCCGGTCGACACCACCGACACGGGCTGCGACAGGATCGGCTGCAGAATGTCCCGCAGCCACGCCTCGCCGTTGACCCTGCCGGGGGTCTGTGTGAACACGGATGCGGTGAGGGCGCCGCCGGGCAGGGTCGTCGCAGCCTTGTCGACTTGGGCATACCGCACGGTCACCCCGAGCGGCATCTCGTAGTCATAGCCGATCCCGGACCCGCCCGACACCCACATGTCGGGGTCGCCGTAGCCTCGAATGGTCTGCAGGGTGTTCCCGGGGGCGACCCGCTTTACGGTCTGCCCGGCAGCAGCGCCGGTCAGGGTGAACCGGACCGACCCGGTCGACGACACCCACGCGGCGACAATGGTCATAGCAGCACCGCCCGTCGGCGTCCGACAACATGCGCAGCTCGAGCGGCGCGCCCGTCGACCCGTATGTCGATGAGGTCGGCGAGGCGCTCGTCGCGGAGGTGCAGGGTGATCTGCGGTCCGGCGACGTTGACGACCGGCGCGACCGACTGGTTACCGGGCCCGCTGTTTGACAGGCTGCCGCCCCCGGCAGCCTTGCGCCCCCGGGTTTCGTATTGAGTGATCAGCTTGATAGTCGCCGACTTGCCGTCGAGGTTTTTGCGTTTCTGGTCGACGTCGCTGATCTTGCTCGACGCGTTGTCATCGGCGTTGATCTTGACGGTCGCTTTCGACTTGTCGACCGCCTTGCGCTTGCGTTCGGCCTCGGCAACCTTCCTCTTGAACGCCGCCGAGTTGGCGTCGAGCTTGGGGTTGGCCTTTTTGACGTCGAGCACGGCGAGCTCATGGATCGCCTTGTTCTTCTGCTTGGTGAACTTGGCGATATCGGCCCGAACCTCGGGGGTCGACTTCTTCTTGCCCAGGTCGACGAGCTTGTTGTGTGCGGTCGCGAGCTTGCCTGAGAACTTGTCGATCTTGGCATCGATCGGAATGTTCGCTTTTTCCTTGACGAGCTTGTTCTTCTCGGCCTCGGCTGCCTTGATCTTCTTGTCCCAGTAGGTTTTGTCGGCGTCAAGCTTCGCGTTGTTCTTGTTCGTCGTGAACTCTTTGATCTTGGCGTCGGCGGCGGCGATCTTGCCGTCGACCTCTTTCGTTTCGAGCTGAATCACGATCGCGGTCTGCCCCGCCTTGCGCGCCTCCTCGATCTTCGCTGCCATAGGAGCGACCGCCGCGTCAGCCTCTTTCGCTGCCGCCGTCAGCCCGTCGAACGCAGTCTTGCCTAGCTTGTTCGTTTTGATCGAGGCTTGCGCCATGCCGAGGGCGGCAGCTTCGAGCCCGCTCGTGTCAATGTCGCCGAAAATCGCGGGCAGCGACGAGAGGGCGTCGGCTATCCCCATGACCAGCGACGCCATGCTCGTCTGTATGCCCGAGATCATCCCGGCGAACCCTTGCGACACGGTCGCGAGCCCTCGGAGGATCACGCCCGGCATGGTGATCAGGGTTTGCATCCCGGCGGCAACCCCGTCGATGATCGCGGGGAGGTTGCCGACGATCTTGTTGCCGATCCCTTCGAGCCCGCTCGTCAGCCCCGGGATCAGCGACTTAGCCAACGGTAGGAACGCGTTGCCGATATCGCGCTGGATCCCCGCCCACGTGTCTTTCAGGGTGGAGATCATGCCCGACAGGGTGCCCGACTGCACATCCATCTGCCCGGCGTAGTCTTTGCCCATCTGGTCGTAGAGGGCTTCGAGGGCGTCCTTGCCGAGCTTGCCCTCGCTCGACAGCTTCTTGAGCTCGGGCACCGACTTGCCCATCGCCTTTGACAGCTCGGTCCACGCGGGGATGTTGCGGTCGACGAGCTGGTTCATGTCCTCGGCGTTGACTTTGCCCGCACTCATCATTTGGGCCCAGATCGTCGCGACCCCTTCGATATCGGTGCCGACCGCCGACGCGGTGTCGCCGAGCACAACGAGGGCCTTGTTGGTCTGTTTCGCGGTCATGCCGACGCCGAGCAGCCGCAGCCCCGCATTTTTCAGCTCGGGCAGCTCGAACGGGGTCGACGCGGCGAGCTTGGTCAGGGAGTTGAGCTCCTTGTCGGCGGCGGCGAACCCCCCGAGGAACAGCTTGAAGGTGTTCCTCGACTGGTCGGCGCTGTCGGCGAGCTGCAGCATGCCGGTCGCCCCGGTCACCGCCGCCTTGCCGATCCCGACGAGCCCCGACGCGATCCCGGACACGATGGGCCCGAGCCCCCCGGCGACGTTAGACAGGAAGTTGAAGAATCCGCCGATCGGCCCCTCTTGCGACAGTGCCCCGCCCGACTTGAAAGCGCCGCCGACCTTCGACCCGAGCCCCCTCAACGCCGCCCCAATTTTGGCGATCGCCCCGGTCGCCTTGGTCGGGTCGACCTGCGGCGTGATCTTGGACTTTGCCCGTGAGAGGGTTCTGATCGTCGCTTCGAGCTTGCGGATCTGCTTCTGTGCTTGGCTCGTGTCGGCGTTGATATCGGCTGAGAGATCCTTCGCGAGCTGGTCGCGGAGGTGTTTTAGCTCGGTCTCGGCCCGCTTGATCGCCTGGTCGTTGAGGTCGATTTTCGGTTTGTGCCTGCCGATCTTGTCGAGGGCGGTGTTGGTCTGCTCGGCGGATTTCTTGATCGGCAGCATGGAGTGCGCGAGGCGGGCGAACCCTGACACCGCCGACCCGGTGTCGGCGAGAACCTTGAACTTGAGTGTCGAGTCAGCCACGGGTCACCGCCTCCCGTACCGCGTCGAGGATCCGCTGCCGGATCCCTGACATGCCCCGTCGCATGGCGGGCATGAGGGCGTAGCCTCGGCTGCCGGTCCACGGCAGGAACTGCTGTGTCGTGCGGCGGGTGACGGCGTACGCGGTGCCCCTCGGTGACCGGGTCGCGTAGGTTCGTTTGGGTCGCCGCTGACCGCCGAACTCGGCACCCGCCGCCAGCTCGCCCGAGCTCGTCGCGGTGAACCCGTTCCTCGACAGCGCGACCCGGTTGCTGACTTTCGAGGCGTAGCGGGGCGGGCGGGCCCCGGCGACCGCCCTGCCGCTGTCGGCGACGACCTTGCCGACCCGCTGCTCGATCGCTGCCGAGTTGGCGAACCCTCGGGCGATCTTGGTCATCTCGGGCGGCAGCACGATCTCGGCGGGCATCTCACACCCCCCACGCGGCGCGAATCTCGTCGTCGGTGGGCTCGGGGTCGGGCTCGCTGTCGGCGGTCAGTAGCCGAGCTGCGGTCATGATCACCGCGTCCCCCTCCTTTTCCCATTGCGATACAGGTATCCCGGTGCGAATCATTAGGCTGACGAGGAACTCCCCCCACCCGTCGGCGGGGTAGGGTCATCCGACTGTTCGGTTTCCTCGTCGATATCGGCGACCGCCGACCATTCGTCAAGGGTGCCGTCGAACTCGCCGAGGCGAACGGCGGCGTAGTAGGCAAGCTCGGTGATGTTGGTGACCGAGGTTGTCACCGCGAACCATGAGTCGCCGGTCTGTTTCTCCCACTCGCGGAAATCCATCGATCGGATGACGACCGGGAACGTGCGCCCGGTGTCCATCATCTCGACCCCTACATTGATTTTCGGCATTTCGTTGACCTCCTACTAGGTCGATTGGTGAACCGCGCCCCCGTCAGTAGGGGCGGGGGCGCGGTCGCCTTGGTTACTCGTCGTCGTCGGCGACAAGGGCATGCGCCCCCGTTGCCCACGCGGTGCCGTTCCAGTGGGCTTGGGATGCGTCGCCGAGCACGACGTACTGACCGGTGGTCCACGTCGCCCCGGGCTTGCTGGTGCCCGCGTCGCCGATGACCGGGTCGGCCTTGAGGGTCGTCAGGGATCCGGGGATCGCGTCGGGCGGCACGAACGCCCCGGGGGTTCCTGCGGTGACCCCGGTCGCGGCGGTCGCCGAGCCGATGACCTTTTTGCCGCCGAGCCTTGTCGGCATTGTCAGCTCGGTGATCGGCCAGCTCGCCTCGGTGGTGATCCGGGTGTTCACGTCGCCGCCGATGTTGAGCGCCTGCACGGTCACCTTGCCGACCCATTCGTCGACCGGGTCGGCGGTCGGGTTCCACGTGAAGTCGACGGTCTCAGAGTTGTGGGCCCATGAGTAGCCGACCAATGACTCGGTGCCGTCGGGGGCGGTGAAATCCTGGATCGCGGTCAACGTGAGGTTGGCGGTCAGGGTCGCCCCCGACGCCGCCGACAGCGTGTCACCGCACAACACCTCGACGGCGTCGTCGCCGCCCGCCGTGTCGTTGGCGGGCTCAATCGCGGCGCTTGTCGGCTGACATGAGAAAGCCTCGCCGCCGACGACAAGTGAACCCTGCTTGACTCTGCTTTCGACAATCGTCATTTTCTGTTCCTTCCGATGTTGCTACGGCGTCGCCGGGGGGGTCCACGTCAACGAATGCTCAAAGCTGATTTCGAGGGCGGGCACGCCGCCCGCCCCCTCGGGGTCATAGCTGCTGGGGCGTACCTCGCGCACCTCGTCGACAACGGCGGTCACCTCGCCGAGCAGCTTGTCGAGGGATCGCCATGCGTCGAGGTTGGCGGGGGGTCGGGCGAGGGCGTAGATCGTGAACGTCGCGGTACCGCCGCACATCACATCGGCAACCCATACGGGCGGCACGATCAGCACGGTCGGGAGGTTGAGGTTGCGAACGTCCATCGTCACCCGCACCCCCGCCGCCCGCAGCTGCTCGGTGAGGGCCTCGGTCGCGTCAAGGATCGCGGTCATGCGATGACCGGACCATAGAACCGGTTGATCTGCAGCGACACCTCGATATCGCGGTCGATCGACGGCGGGGGCCCGCCGAGCTCGACGAACGCTGATATGTCGTTGCTGTTCCGTCGGGAGAACCATCGGGTCGCGAGCTGCACCGCGCCCCACTTGGTGCGGTCGTCGACGACGACCGGGTCGACATGCGGCGACGGGCGGGTGTCGTCGACAAAACGGTTCACGGCTGCTGTCGTCAACGTCAGCCACGAGGCGTCGGTTGGTACGGCGGCGAGATCCTCGTCAGACAGCCCGAGGGCTGCCTGCACGTCGGCCTCGGTGATCCATTCGGTCATGATCGACACCCGCTCGTCGCGTATGCCCTACTTCTTCGCCGACTGCTGCGCGCTCGCGGTCATGGCGCCCGGCAGGATCAGCGCCTCGCATGCGGCGTTCGGGTTGAGCACCGCACCCTTAGCCCGGGTCTCGGCGAGGGTCGTCAGAATGTTCTGACGGAACCCCGACTTAGCCGTCGACCCGGATCCGGTGATATCAGAGTCGGTGGTGTAGATCTCGATCCCGGTCCGCTCGAAGAGGGCGAACGCGGCAGCGGCGTCACTGACGATCGTCTCGGTCATGCCCGGCACCGGCACCGGGGTCAGCGACCAGAGCCCGTTGCCCATCACGGTTGCGGCGGCACCGCCGAGGGCGAGCACGTTGATATCGAGGAAGGCCAGCGACTCGGGCGACGCCATGACATGCGACGCC